CCTTTTAAGGTAGCCTATACTATATAGATAGTAAAGCCTTATCCTTAGCTTTTTTATCGCTTATTTTCTTAAACAGCTCAGTGAGATTAGGGACACTATCTTTGTCCTTGGCAAACTCCCCCTTCACATCCAGCGCACCTGATCTGTCCTTTGCAAACACCTTGCGGTTAGGCTTTGTCTGCAAGAATGGAATGCCAGTGCGATCAACATCCATATAGAACAACTCATCAACCAGATAAGGAATCTGGTTGGACAACACATTACCAGGCAAGAACAGTTCTGTTGTGACATTCCCGCTTTCTTCATCCTTGATATCAATCTTCTTGCAGGTGAAGACAGTATTCTTCCCCTTGATATCACGGAAGCGCTTGAGCATTGGGATCATTGCATCAGCAAGAGCCATATATGCCTGACGACCATCCTTGAACTGAGGCTTCAATTCCGAGATCAACACCTCAGCTATCTCAGACAGTGAGTCCAGACAGATTGTGTCATAATCAGGGCTATTCTTGAGATAACGATATGCTTCATCCAAGTCCTTGAGTGACTTGATTTCAATGAATGCACAGTCTACATCAGTAAGAGACAGCAAGCCCTCCTCAGCGGAAATTATGATGGGTCGAGGTGCTGTTGCACACAGTCGAGTCTTACCAACCCCTGCCCCACCAAACACAATGCACTTAACGCCATTGAATTCGATTTCAGCAGTTGATTGAATCTTAATTGCCATTTGGTATCTCCTCGAAATCTGCATCATCAATATCAGGCTCAGCATCCTTCTTTACAGGCTCTGAGTGAGTCAGGCACAAAAGCTCCTGTTTGCGCTGCTCAAGCACCATGATTTCAGCATTGAGCTTTTTCTTGCGCTCTTCAATTGCATCAATTACCAGTTGACGATGCTCGTCTCTGAACTCATCATCGTAGTGAACCACTACTTCGTTGAGAGTGATATAGCCACTCATTCCATTGTAGTCCCATAGCATGAGTTCACCAGTCTCGATGTTCAGAACGCGATACAGTGTTTTGGTAGCCATAAGTATTCCTATTTTTCAGTAGTTGTAAAAATCACTATCATTGTATGGTTGATCACCAACATATTCTTGCCAACACTCATCACACTTCAAATGCCCATTCTCACAGAATGAGCAAGGTGGGTGACCACATGTTGAGCATGTGCACCTGCCAGTTACTCGCAACTTCCCTTCTTTACAAGAGGGGCATTCCTGCCCCTCCTCAAGATGCTCATCATTCTTCTGAGTCATCATATTTAATCTCCAGAGTCGGCATTGTCGGTTTGGATGTGATGAAGTCATCTAATATCAACTGGAGATCAGAGTCAAGATTATCATAACCCTTCTTGTCCAGCTCGTACTTGGTGCGAATGCCATCCATTGCTTCATCAGGGATGGAGTCAGATGCTAGTGCTTTTGCAAAAGCCTTGGTGTCGATCTTGTGTTCGATACCAAAAGTTCCTTTTACTGTGATGCCACCGCGCATTGTCTTGAGTGATCCGATTGAGCCGTCACCAAATGCTTCTTTCAGGATTTCCATGCGCAACTCGCGCTCAGATGCCTGTGTGACACGGATCAGTTCTTTCTGACGTTCCCATTCTGCACACTTGGCTTTGAAATGTTCTACTGACATAATCACTCTCCAGAATCCAACAAATGTTCCATGCCCATTGGTATCAAAGGTGCTGCTTCACTCACCTTGATATACAGGCGCCCACCAAACACCTTCTCGCCACGATATGAGAATGATTGGTCTATTTGACTATCATCAACCCACACCTTGGCATGAGTAAGCGCATCATACAAAGGCTTCTTGATATTGTCTTCATCACGCACTCTATTATCAGGTGGCCAGAAAACAATCTCAACTCGCACACGGCAATCAATTGGAGGCATACCACCTAATTGCTCCAACACATCCTTTATCACTTCCTCTCTGAACTTCTTTCCCTTCTGTGATATGAAGACACCACGCTGTGTCTTCACATAGTAGTTGTTGACAGTAGGCGGATATGAAGTATAAAGTTCACAAATCATTCTCCACCTCCATTTGATGACAGAATGTTTATTCCTTCCAGCACCTGTATGATGATGCCAGTGCCTTTTCTGAATGCAGGATGTGATTCATGGATTTTAATGAACCCAGAACGCTCCATTGCTTTCAGGTTGATTTCAACAAATTGGATGACGCCAACACCTTTCCGCTCTGCTAGTGTGGCAATCTTCCCTCTTGCTGTGCCTCCGCTCTTGTCGATGTAAAGCCGGTCAAACAGAGCGCGTTTTGATATTGATTTGGCCTCCCTTTGCTTTTCAGTAGTGTCTTTGTGCTTGAGTGTTGTGATGATGCGCTCTGCAATATAGTGCATTGCTTCATCATATGAGTTGCTATCACTTCTCATGTATGACAAGTTGTGGTTCAGATTATCCATTTCCCACTGCCCCATCTTCTTGCCCCACTCCCAGCACTCTTGATCAACTTCCAGATCACCAGATTCCCAACTATTGAACACAGTTGCCAAGCAAGCAAATTTGACAATCTTGTGAGCCATACGAGTGGCAATATCCTTTGCAATAGGGTCAGGGTATGAGTCTGCATACATATCACAAAGGTCACAATAGTCATCAAACTGCTCATCAGTCAAAGCTACTGTGATGTGCTCGAAATCAGTTGTTGCTTGTGCACTTGATGATGCTGATATCAACCGTTTATATTGCGAGCAAATATCATCATCAAACTCAATGTCACCTGCTGTGTCACGTGTTCTCTTCACACGTGGCTTACCAACAACCTTGAACATTGTCTGGCGTGGAATATAACCAGACTCTACTGCATTCATACTCTTGAGTGCATCAGCAATTGACTTCTCTGTTGACTCCAGAACCAGTGACATAGCAGGCGCTCTGAATGGGCGCAGGCTATTTTCCTCACTTGAGTAACTGCGTGATGAAGAGAATTGATTGTGAGCACTATTCACATAGTTTTCCATGACATAAGCGGAAAGCTCATCAGCGTTACCTGACTTGGCACCAAGCATGATACCAGCTTCCTGCATACATACAATCTTACTTCTGCCCTTCATCAAGTCTTGGTGCAATGGTTTTGGTGCAGTGTAGTTGTTGGTGCCAATGAAAGACATGGCGCCTTCACCACCAGATAGGTTGATGATCTTTCCACCAAGCCCGCCTATAAACAAGCTGTTGTAAAACTTGCTTATCTGACCTTTACCAAAGCCTGTGTCTGCTACAACTGTCATATTGACATTCAGACCAGTGTACTCGTTTGTATACCCATTGAACTTAGCTCCACATATTGCTGCTATGGAACCAATGATCATTGGAAACGCAAACTCAATCTGAGGACGTGCCATTGTCGCCATGCACTGTTCAATCGCCCGTCCAATCCTGCCAGGCGGGACTGGCGGCGGCGTGTAATTGCCCATGCTCTGTGACAATTCTTTGATGCTGAAATTTGTTTCTGATTCAAGCTCTTTCTGTACACGGTCAAATCCACCCTTGATCAAACGCGGGAGGTCTTTCATCCGCTCTGTCCATCGCTCTGAGCCAGCCTCAACAGATGACTCCATGACGCTTGTCAGCGTGCTTCTTACAATTGCTTCCGACACACCATCTTTGGCAAGTTGGTAGCTGATATTGCGAAGGCTTGTGTGGAACTCCTTGCCAGTACGTATGCTTTCAAACATTTCATCCAATGTCTTTACAACATCAGATTCATCACTGCTACGCTCTCTGGAATGAACAACCTTCTCAGCTTCTTCCTTATCAACATGGATTGTATCAAACTCACTGCCATCATAATACTCCAGATGAATAAACTGCCCATCATCTGGATTGTCGCGTCTTGGGAAGAACCAAATCTGCGACCAAGTATCCATCTCAGATACATACTTGAGGTGGACGCCTTGAGCAAACAGCTCTTTGAGAAGTTGGCTCATATTGGCATGTAATTCGTGCTCTTGAATATCTTCTCTCAACTCAACAACCACACGATATTTATGAAACTCAGCAGTGTGTGAGTGAGTGGTATACAGTACATGGCTGTAACCTAAGTCTTTAAGTGCTTGATGACAGTGTTCTGCTTTCGGTGTCGGCTTACCATCAATGCCACCATCTGCATCAATGATTAACAGCCTTGAGTATTCTAAGTATTCATTGCGTCGCTCTGGCCCTTTTAGTTTCCCTCTGATAAAGCCTTTGCCAAGTTTACCACCTTGTTCAACTGTCTTTGTTGCCTGACCAAACTGTTCAAGCGTCAGTTGATATAGCTCAAGTTTGCTATTGGCTTTCTCTGAGGCTTGCATTGAAATGTGAAACATAGGTCTGCCTCAACCGAACAATCTATCTGCAGGAAATTCTGCGAATAGTTCATAAAGTATATATCTATATTAAGGGGCTCGCTAATAACTTTTATTTATATAACTCGCCCCGTTATATTAAAGCTAACCTATACAGATTGCTGGCAAATCAGAAGCTTTGTACCATGTTTCATCTAATGGCACATAATACTCCAGCCAGAATTGATCAATGCTGTCATCCTCAGTAACCAGATCAATATTATCTGTAAGGCATTGAGCTGCTCCTTCACAAAGCGGATAGTGGTATTCACAGTAAGTCCACTTCTCTTTTGGTAAATCAGTGTCTATAACATTAACTGCACAGACTAGCCTGATTCTTGTTACGTAGCTGTACATGATGCACCTCTACTCTATGACCATTGCACTTGTGCAACGCTTGATCTTGGCAGTAACTTCTTCATACGACTCTTTGACATTGGCACACCCGCCATCAGTGTGCTCTGATGAAACAATATGGCATTTATATCCATACTTTTCAACAGCTGCTTGTCTCGCAGGGAAGTAATTAATTATTTTACTTACATTGTAAGTAATAGGGCTGCCATCAGGAAGATGTAATTCAATGAAGTTGTACATAAGTATTCCTTAGTGTCTAAAGTTGGCAGCCAAATTAATGGCTGCCTAGTTTTCACTTTTCTTCAACCCATCGTATCAGCTCGTCAGTGATTACACTGGCTACCATCCACTTAACAGATTGATAGTTTTCCAACGCCTGTTTGTTGGTCAGGAAGAACAGTTCAATGATCAACCCGCCTGCACTGACATAACCAAGCTTTCCGCGATGTGATTGAGATTGATCAATCCAACCTTTGTCGCCGCGAACCTTATCTTTGGTCACGCCAGCAATTGCTTGGCTGATCCGCTGAGAAAGTGTCTTGTGGGCTGGCAGCGAGATTGTCTCAACACCAGTAGCGGAAGTTGAACCAGCTGCGTTGCAGTGAATCTCAATTGCGAGATTCCCCTGTTTAATGAGCTTAATTGCCTCATTGAGTGGTTGGTTGTAACTTCCTGTGCCATCAGTGATCACTTCGTGACCTCTGCTTCTCAATTTGCCTGCAATCATATTGCGCATGTCTTCGGCAATCTCTGATTCAGTGACACCATTTGCCACTGCACCAGGGTCTGAATCAGAATGACCAGCGGTCACTACGAACTTTGCCATCTTTCAACTCCTTTTCCAACTTGTGGATAAAGTAGAACATTACACCAACTCCCAGCGGAGTTATAACTGCCATATATAACAAGGTGGCATATAGAACCCACCAGAAGTCATTCCACA